GTATAACGAGCGATAAATCTAAAGTTTTGCGAACCATCTAAGTCTGCCATATCTAAAGTTTTAACTTCGTTTAAGTCGTTTAACAATCCAGTTGCAAAAAACAAGTTTGATTTTGTTGTTGCAACCATTCTATTAGATGGTAAACCATTTACAGGTACAATCTTAATTCCTGCGAACATTGTAACGTTTACGTCTTGGTTTTGACCTTGTGCATTTACACCTGCTGCTCCTAATCCGTTAGCTCCAAAACCTCCAAGAGATAATTTATAAGCTCTATAAACATTGTTTGCTACATAGATGTATAAACTTTCATCTTGTAATAATTGCTCTGGAATAACCTCTAAAACACTTGTTAACTCAGCTACCACGTTTGAAGAAGTAACCGCCTCACCAACAATTTTCTTTGCTCCTGTATGTGCTGCATCTGCTAATAATAATGTTTGGATACCATCGAACTCACCTGCTCCGTCTGTACCGCTCCATATATCAACTTCTGTCTTAGCAGCAATCTTAGCAGAAATCTGCCCTATTACGTAATCCGCGAAAGTCTTAGGTACATTGTCAAATGCTGAATAACCCATAGAAATTGCATCCCAATCCGATCTAAAGCTGGTCTTGCAAATTTCAAGGTTAACTTGTAGACTTTTTGGCTGTATTGAGCGTTCAGTAGTTGTGACAGTAGAAGTGTCTGCGAAATCACACGTTGCATTAGCTACGATAGAATCGATTTCTAATCTTCTTAAAACTTCTTTAAATTTTACATTTGGTTTAACCTCGATTAATCCATTTGCGATTGTGTTACCAGATAATAACATTGCAGAAATATAACCTGCTGCTGCTTCACCTGCGTACGAACTTGTAATTGATACTGTTGTAGCCATTTTATTTTTTATTTATGGTATTAAATACTCTATTTTGAATTGTGTTTTGTGCTTTTTGTGCGTAAAGGTGTAGTTCTTTTTTAGCTGTTGCGTTTTCTGGATTATGTGAAATACCCTCAACGTCTTCTTGTGTAGATAATTCAACAACCTCTTTTACTTCAACTTCTTTAGAAAGTTTTAACTCACTAATTTCGTTTCGTAGTTTTTCGATTTCTGAAAAAAACATCTCCTCGCTAATAGATTTAACTATTTTCTTAGGTTTAGCATCTTCTGTAGCAAGCTCCTCTTCTTCGACAACTTCTTCTGTTGGTGCTTCTTCTTCTGTTGATGCTTCACCGATTTCTGCGATGATTCCTTCTTCAACAACTTTCAAAGCCTTACCATCTTCTAAGACGTACTCTCCAATCGGTACAGCAACCCTTTCTTCGTCTGCAACTACAAAAACTTCTGCGCCTACTTCGAAAGATTCAGCCTCTACAACTGCGCCATTGTCGAGTTTCATCTGTTCTAACTTTACTTCTAATCCAAGTAAGGTTTTAACTTTGTTAATAATTTTCTTTTCTGTGTTCATTTGTTTATTAAATTAATGATTTAATTTTCGAAGCTGTCGAGTTGGCTCTTTTTAATCTACCTCCAACACCTTTTAGTATAGATTGTAAATCCTTGACTAATTGTTTTGCCCCTAAATCTTTTGCTTGTGGTATTGCTTTATTTGCTATAAACTCAGCTTGCGAATATAAATTGGCAGCACTTTCATAAGCTGCAATAGCTTGTTGTGCTAACCTCGCACCACTTAAAGATTCACTATTTGCTTTTGATGTCTTAGAGTCTATGTCGTCAATAACCGCTAATTCCACCCTTGATAACTCGGTTTTCTGTTCTTTAAAAAGTGAGTTAAATACTCTTTGCTCTACGTTCATAATTATATAATAAAATTTAGTTATTATTTTGTATTTTGGTCTTTAATTTAAAAGGTACTAGGTATTACTTTGTAGTAAACTCTTACTTTTACTGTACCATCTCCACCTGTAATAGCAGTACCAGCAGATAGTTTAATACTTGCAGCATCTATTGGTATATTACTACTAAACCCAGTACCTGAATAGAGGTAATTTCTAGAACCATCAAAAATAAGAGAATCCACAGACAAAACATCTTCAACAGCACTAATATAATAGCTAGCTTTTAGACCAATAAAATTACCTCCTTGTTTAATATACCCAGTAGTTCCAAAAGAGTATTTTAAAAATATTTCTTCAATAATATACCTATCACCATTAATAGGTTGTGTTATTAAATCAACAGGTGTAGTATTTAAAGCTAATATTTGAGCCGATGTAAGCTCTACATCTACATATAAAGTTGGTACTAAATCTGTACTTAATATTCTACTGGTAACTCCATCCTGTACTATTGGTAAAACTGATGTTGAATTTGCTTGTGTTACTTGTGGAAACTGTGATATTTTTGTTACTCCCATTATACTAATATGTTATAATTATTTTCTTGATTAATTACTTCTCCATTTTCTTGTCCTATAATATCTAAAGCGTATATCCTACCTATGCCTTGCTTCCAATAATCGGGAGCGTCACAGTTTTTAACCATGTCATCTTGTGCGCATTTTATCGAATAAGTATTTAAACATTTACAGTAAACCGCTCTCATTATTTTAATAGGTCTATTAGGTCGTTGATAATTCTGTCAGTCTCCGAAAGTTCTTGCGGCTTCTCTAATTTATCAGCGAAATAACCCTCGATACTAAAACCTTTTACTTTACCCTCTTTAGCCATGTTATAAACTTCGTCGTTGTCGCATTTAACAGCACCCATCCAAGTTCCCACAGGTACGTCTAAACCATATAAAGCTGTCTTATCTTTTTCTTTATCTTCTACAATCCAAGACTCTACTAACGTTAAACCTTTTAATTCTGATTGATGTTCTAATGTAGAATTAGATTGATTACCATTTTGTAAATACATTTGTGAAGCCTTAGCAACCGTTTCTTTTGAAAAGAATATATGATACTCTTCTTCGCCAGACTTACGGTAAATAGGTTTGTTAGGTATTAATAAAGCACCCATTAACAAACGCTTCTCTTTACTTATCTCAGCAAGTTGAATACCTTGTTTATTTAATACGTAAAAATCAGATTCTATTGCAGGGTTTTCCACGACAGAAATTGCTTCTACTCCTATCGCTTCGTCGTCGTCTAAAATTAATTCTATTAGTTTCATAATTATATAATACTTTAATATGTGTTTTTTAATATTTTAAATTATTTTAGTTTTTTCGACGAATGGTTTTTTTATTGTTAATATGCGTTGTATCTTTGATGTATAATTAAAATGAAATGAAAATACCTAATAAATTTAAAGTTTTTGCATCTACAATAAATGTAGGTTTTGATAATGTAAGATTAAGTAATGAAGGGGCTTTAGGGGATTGCAGTTTTACAGATAACAAAATCAGTATTTGCTCTGAATACAAGGGTAAAGAAGTATCAGAATGTAGTGCGGTTGATACATTCTATCACGAAAAAGTACACATTATATTAGACGCTATGGGAGAACACGAACTATCTAAACAGGAAAAATTTGTAGAAGTATTTGCAAGACTACTAAGACAGGTTGATGAAAGTGCGGAATTTTAGCATTACACACAACGTATCTTATACAATACGTTGATTTTTGCAATAGATTTTATACATTTTTAGCAGTATGTATTTTTAAACTTTTTTAGCGTAGGATTTAATAACTAATAAAATATAAAATGAAAGTATTTGTAGCGGAAACAAGAGAAAAAGGTAATAACTCACCAACTGATTACCATTGGTGCGATGATAATGATTTGCTTATGTTTGGGCAATTTCAATTAGGAAATGGAAACCCATCAGAAGTAGCAATGTGTGGTATTCAAAGCAGAAATTTTACAACCCATATTTTAGTAAAGGACTTGAAAATTGATAAGGATTTTTATCGTGAATTAATTACAGAAAGCGTAGAAAAAGCAATGGGTTGTAATATTGATATAAATGGTGACTATGAAATAGAGATGGGTTTCTCAAATAACTTTAACGTTAACGATATTATGAACGAACTACTTGAAAAAGCAAATCAATTTAAAGATGGTGAAAAATTAGTGTGTTTTGGTAGAACGATGAGAACGGTGAGTGCGGTGGCAGTTTAAAAATATTACTTACAGCTAGTTATAAATAAAATTATTTAATATTTTTGTATTATTATCAAATAAAAGTTGTATATTTGTATTCTATTAGAATAGGTCTCAAACTAAATTCTATTAGATTACAAAACATTCAATAATTAAATTTTGCTTCGACGGCTTAAATTTAGAATGATTACCCCAACTTTAACCCACC